CGGTATCTGAAAAACTGGATACGCTAAGTGGTGCGGCCAAAATCATATACGAATTGATCTTGGTGCCTCCAGACTGGCTAGTGGAAGAATTCACCGCAACCAGAGAGCAGGCAAAGATAAGACGGTCGCTTGGACATAGACCAGGTGGCCAGTGTCCGACGGACATTGTGGTAATGGAGGATTTGGCCAGGAAAATCTGGAACATATCTGTAGCCGACTTTCGCGGTATAAGAACAGAGATTTGGAGGATTCAGCATGGGTAGCCGTGGATGCTTTGGTCACATAGCGACTCACAATCCTGCGCAGCAGATATGTCAACAGTGTGACCAGTTCGCGGCTTGCTCTCAGAGCGTCTCAGATCGCGTACAACTGATCCGCAGTCTGAACATTAGCGTTGAGATGGGTAAGCACTTACCTCATCTCACAAGCGCTCTCATTGAGCCAGAGAAGATCCTCGCACCCATAGTTTCGCGCATGGTTGTGACAAAGATTGTCGGCGGCAATACAATGTCCATCAAGGCAAAGCAAGTATATGACGGACTTCTAAAGAGAAATGTCGATTTGAAGGCTGGTATTATGGGGCATTTCAATCCGCTCAGTAACAAGCCAAAGTTTTTGTCCTTCGCGTTCGACAGACTGCTGGAAGGTGGTTACAAAAAGCCTCGTCTTGCTAACCTATTCATGAGTGAGTTTGGATGGAGAAAGGGCACAGCGTCATCGCACGTAGGCATTTGCACATCGCTATTTTATGGCCTGAATCTCATTGAAATTGATGGGCACTCGGCTAAAACTATTGGGCTATGATGTTCCGCGTACAAAAGAAAATGTGTTCTACCTGCATCTACAGACCGGACAGCAATCTCGACCTGAAGACATTGGAAGATGCCGTGAGAGACCCGCATATGGGATTTAACGGTCATAGAATATGTCACCACAGTAAGGACGTATGCTGTCGTGGATTTTGGGAGGCGCACAAAGATGATTTCCCGCTCGGCCAAATAGCGCAGAGACTTAATGCGGTGGAGTTTGTTGAGGTGGATACACTGAAGGAGAAAAGATATGGATAAAAGCGAAACGGAAGCTAAGTTCGTCGGTTGGGTCGGAACTTACCCGTACAACCCCGAACTCAAATTGTGGCCGCTCAAACCTGGTATATATTGGGTTATGATTGCTGGCGACAGCGAATCTGTCGATGGCCTGGTGCTTTGGGAGTACGGAGACTATCTATCCCAGATGGAAATTTCAGGTTTCTATGAAGACACTGGTAAACCGATTGCGGTAGGACAATTTGATGAAGATTGGGATAATGTGATTGCCTACTATCAAACTCCTGTCGTCCAGCCGGAAAAATATCAATGAGCATAGCCTACAGAAAACGACTCAAGGCAATTAAGGTTGCTAAGAGCGCGCTCCGCGTCTCCGTAATACCCACGCAAAGTTTCCAGCGGATGCAGACGGACTGGATAATGAGAATACAGGGGCCATGTCTTGGTTCATTGCAGGATTTCATCGACGCTGGTAAACTGCGTTTTCCAAATCGCCCAATCAAAATTAAAGAGGATATATCCTTTGGACCTTGCAATGAATAGCGCCCTACTAATAGCACGATCCGACTTTTCATTTGGCGAGGGCATCATCAATGTGTCCGACTTTGTGGCAACTGCTGCCGCTGGTGGTCATACGGTTCTCGGATTGGCGGAAACAATGACTGTTTCTTCTATGCCGGATTTCGTAACGTCCTGCGAGAAGCACCAAATAAGGCCAGTTATCGGCTGTAGAATTCGTGTTGTATCGGATGCGGGTGCAAGAATAAAGAAGGTGCCAGAATATTATCCGATGATATGGCCCAAGAATGAGGAAGGCTTCAAGCGACTCATGCACCTGCTCACAGTGGCGACGGACGCTGCACATTTCTATTACAAGGCCAGAGTGTCGTGGAAAGAGGTTCTACACCACGCATCATCAGGTGAGTGGATTGTCACATCAGGCGATATAAAGTCGCTGGCTGAAAACGAAGAGTGGACTCGTGAGGCTGAAAAAGTTTTGAAGGACAATTTTTTTCGTCAGTTTCAAGCGCATAATGGTCCGTACTTCTCAGGCATCAACGATGCTCTTGGGCGAGGTGAGGGCAATCTGATATTCACTCGACCGGTATTGTATCCGCTTGGCTGTGTGAAGGCGTTCGATACGATGGCGGCAGTTATCAATCACACGACCATCAGCAAGCCCTGGCGGACAGAACTTTGGTACGACGATCTTGACCCTATTCCATATAAGGATGTGCAGGCGTACTTTGATGCGTTCCCCGTCGCATTGCCGAAGCTGCCGAAGGAATACGTTGATCTTTTTCTCAAAGCGGCTGCTTATAAATTTGAGCCGCTTGAAATATCATTGCCAGATATGTCCACCGCTACCAAAGACGAGGTGCAGATTCTAAAGGAATTGTGTGTCGCTGGCTGGAAAAAGAGGTTGAATCGCGACATTATGGGTTATCGACCTGCAACAGAAGACCTGCCAGTGTACAAGGCAAGATTGAAGATGGAACTCAAGGCGATTATGTCGATGAATTTCCAGAGATATTTCCTTTTGGTCGAAGATTTGGTGAGGTGGGCGCGCACTCAGGGCATTATGGTTGGGCCAGGGCGTGGGTCCGTTGGTGGTTCGCTGGTTGCCTATCTGTTGGAAATAACGGACGTTGACCCAATCAGGCATGGACTGCTATTTGAGCGGTTTATCAATCCAGATCGACACGATCTGCCTGATGCTGACTTGGACTTTCAATCGTCGAGGCGACATGAAATTGCCGAATACTTGAAGAAGCGATACGGCCACGAATGCGTTGCAGGCATAGTCAACTTCAACAGCATTGCGTCGAAGGGTGCCTTGCGTGATGTAGGACGAGTGTTTGAGGTGCCACAGAAAATCATGTTCGTATCTAAACTTGTGCCGGACGAGGGTGGTGGCAAAACAATGTCACTACAGGATGCGCGTGATGCGGTCCCCGGTCTTGAGAAGTTTGCTAATGATTGGCCGCAAGTATGGGAGAATGCGGTAAAGCTACAGGGAACCAACAGAAATTTAGGTCGACATGCCGCTGGTATTGTGGTGGCAGGAGAGCCACTGACCAATAGGGCGGTCGTAGATCACTCGAAGGACGAACCGTTCGTTGGTTGGGATAAGCGCACTGTAGAGAAGATGGGCCTAGTCAAAATGGATATATTGGGCCTGTCAAATCTTGATGTCCTGTCGTTGGCTCTGAACTATATAAAAGAGCGAACTGGCGAGCGCGTCGACCTGTATGATGTACCACTTGACGACCTTGAAACGCTTAAAGCATTCTCCGCAGCAGAAACAGCCGGAGTGTTTCAGTTTGAGTCGCCTGGTATGCGAAAGCTGCTAAGCGACCTTGCGTTGGGAGTCGGCACATTGACTTTCGAGGATTTGACCGCGACCACATCACTGTATCGTCCTGGTCCGAAAGAGTCTGGCCTGCTTGATGACTTCGTTGCTATCAAACAGGGCCTAAAGATGCCAACGTATCCGCATCCATCATTGGAGGATGCGCTGAAAGAAACTCACGGCGTCATCGTCTATCAGGAGCAAGTGTCAAAAGTTTGTCAGTATTTGTGCGGCTTCAGTGGGTCTGACGCAGATCACATTAGGAAAGCGATGGGTAAAAAACTTCCTGCTGAAATGGCAAAATGGAAGGACGCATTCGTCGATGGTGCAGAAGCAACCTCCGGATTCCCAAGAAAGGCGGCTGAAAAGCTGTTTGACCAGATCGAAGCATTTGCAGGCTACGCGTTCAACAAAAGTCATGCCGTCGAATACACTGTCATATCCTTCTGGACTATGTATCTAAAGGTACACTATCCGGAAGCGTTCTTTGCTGCCGCTCTGTCAGTTCTCAAGGAAGAGAAATTGGAAAATCTTGTGCGCACGGCAAACAAGTCTGGCATCATGGTATTGCCGCCTGATATCAATACATCAACGGATCGATTTGAAATTGTTGATACTAAAGGTGGTCCAGTGCTTGTCTCACCCTTCAATAGAGTTAAACAGATATCGGACAAAACGGCGGCGCATCTGATAGAGGTCAGAACATCAGCCGGGCCATTCGTAAATTACGATGACCTTGATGCGAGAACTTCTGGCCGTATATTCAATAAAAGGCACAAAGAAAATCTTAGGGCAGTGGGCGCGCTAGTCAGCATTGAACCTCCAGATTCGACACTTGGCGATATAAATGACCCTCGCAGGCTGCCGAAGCAGTTGGAACTCATGCCTGGATTGATGGTTTCGGTGGTTAAGTCTGACCGTAACATTGAGCAGGGTAAGGAGGCCAAGAATAGACTGATAAGTGAGGTCATCAGACCGTGCGGAGTATGCGACAGATGCGACCTCGCTGGCACCGTTCACCCTGTTCCACGTTTGGGCGGCGTGGCAAAGTTTATGGTTGTAACTGATTGTCCTAATTTTTCTGAGGAAAATGACAACAAGATGCTCAGCGGCAAGGCGTCAAACTATGTGCGCGCCGCATTAGCCAAGAATGACATACAGGTGGGTGAAGGCTATTACACCAGTCTTGTGAAGGCAAAAAAGACGGAGCAGTTTTTATCAAATGAACAGGTAAACGGCTGCAAGCCATATCTTACCTTGGAGATGGACATTTTAAGGCCGCCAGTTATTGTGATGCTTGGTAACGCGGTCATTCGTGAATTGTGCCCTTCGGTAAAAATTGGAGCCGACAGCGTGGGCAAAGTGATTTATGATGCCGAGCGGGAATGCAGTTTATTCATAGGCTTTAATCCCGCTGCTATAACATTCGACACAAGCAAGCAAGACATTCTCAACGACCTATTTGCACAAGTAAAAGAGGCGATCACATGAAAACATCACTGTTAGAAGGCGCAAGGATTTCAATGGAGTCTGAGGCGGTCCCATTGGTACAGGATTTTATCAACATCGAGGATGTTATTCGAGATACGTCCATCGATCCGCACGAAATAGGCAACAACTTGCTTGCCATTTCGCCGCTGTACGCAAGGTATTCCTTGCTTGTCGCAAAGGCGCGCATTCAGCGAGATGGATTCAAGAGTCGCAGAAACCTAATGGCGGCGCAACTGGAGAAGGTCATCAGAGATGACGCCGTTATCAGAGAGGAAAAAGTCACCAATCCACAGGTGCTTTCAAGAGTGACCGGTGACTCGCGAATGGTATGCGCCGAACTCAATCTGAACGAGGCATCGGCGGTGTTGGCAGCATGTCAGGAAACTCTGAACGCTATCAAAATAAAGAGGGACATGCTTGTGCAGTTGAACAAGAATCGCCAGGCAGGTTGGTCCGCATCTGACACTCGTGTTCCTTTGGTGGAACTTTCTGCTGTCGTTCCGAAGTTCGGTGAGCCGGTGGAGTTGGAGTTGAAACGAGATTTTCCGGCAGAAGCGCTTGTTTTGCCAGATATTTCCGACTGTATGTAGCCTCAAAAAAAAACTACAAATTACCTGTAAAAGTTCGTCATTGTCTTGCTATACTATGCAAGTCAATCTGACCATTAGCCATTACGGCCATTAAAGAAGGAAACATAGTATGTCTCTACTCGAAGCACTAAAGGACAAGAAAAAGGACATGGAGTCCAAACGCCAACGAGATTTCTCCGTTGGACCCCCGCAAGGCAACTCCAGGTGGCGCATTCTGCCGCATCCATCAGGTGACCTGGAGCAGTTGCCCGTTCATGATTTCGGTCAACACTTTATTAAAGACCCCGTAACGCAAGAAGTCAAAGCCGTCGTCGTATGCGCCTCCAAAACGTATGGTCTCGCCTGCGAAGTCTGTTCTCAGATCGATAGCCTCGTAGCCGAAAATCTGGCTCGTGGTGATGAAGTCTCCGCAGAATTCTACAAAGAGGCTCGCGCCACCCAAAAGCATCTCGTCAACGCCTCACAGTGGACGAAAAATACCGACGGTAATCCTGGCGGCACCTATAGCGATGTTGTTCAACAACTCGCCCTGCCAATGACGGCGTTCGAGCAGTTAATGCAGATCATCGAAACCTATCTTTCAGAAGGTATAACGCTCTTTGATTTGAACACTGGCCTCGATATCATCGTCTCTCGCGTCGGCACCGGTCGCAACACCAAGTACACGGTGCAGGCGGCCCCAACTTCCACTGTTGCTCCGGCAGCTTTGTTGGCAAAGTCGGTCGATTTGGTTTCTTACGTGAATCAAATCACGGAAGAGAAGAAGTCGAAGGCAATGGCGGCGCTTGGTGGTTCTCGACCGGCAGCACTTCCGCCTGCACTTCCGGCTCCAGTTCTGCCAGCGTCAGTTACTCGTGCCGCCCCGGCACCAGTTGTCGCCCCGGCACCAGTTGTCGCCCCGGCACCAGTTGTCGCCCCGGCACCGGTCGCACCAGAAACCGCGATTGACGTAGGGGGAGTTGCACCAGCGGCAGACTCGCTCGACGGCGTTGATTTGGAGACTCTTGACCTCTCCGATCTGGACGACGTTACCTAAGTACGGTGACATATGAAGTGTAAGTAAGTAAGCAAGTGTAGACCGGCCCCTTGAGGGGCCGGTCTTTTCGATAGTCACAGGGGAAAATAATGAAAAGCGCAGACGACAAACATTCAAGCCTAAATAAAGAGGATGTGTTCGAGCAGAACGATGATCGCGGGCCGTTCATCTCAACATACTCAGGATTCAAATTTTACGTTGAAGAGTGCAACATCCAGGACATTCCTATGCTGGACGTTGCTCAAGCCCTGTCGATGAATTGCCGATTCAACGGTCACATCGCCGAATTCTATTCCATCGCAGAGCATAGCGTCCTAGTGTCAAATCTCGTAGCGCCAGAAAACGCATTGTGGGGCCTGCTGCATGACTATGCAGAGGCGTTCATCAGTGACATTCCGCGACCTTTCAAGACTTCAATCGCCGGACACGACGAGTTTGAAGAGGCAATAATGGCTAAGGTGATCGATCATTTTAATCTTGCTCCTAATATGCCGGACGATGTTGCGTATATCGACGAGCATATCTGCGCCGCAGAAGCGAGAGTTCTGGCAAAGGTTGTGCCGGATTGGGTACAGCATTACGACGAGTCTGTTTGCAAGCCTGAGTATATTCAGGCGCTTAGACCAAGGTTGGCAAGAGCGGCATTTATGGATCGATTCCATGAGTTGACCGGCTTCAAGCGTGAGTTGGTATTCGGAGAAACACCGTGACGCCAAAGGCAAATATGAAGCAGGATAAAAACGTCGTCGGAGATGTGAACTCCGATGAAGTTGGTTCCGGTGCCAGATACAACTTCGGCAAGCCCGACTATTCCATGATGCCAATGCACCTGTTTGATGAGGTTTGTATGGTCTGGACGTTCGGCTCTAAGAAATATAAGAAGTGGAATTGGGCAAAGGGTATGCCCTGGTCAGTGCCGTATGCCTGCATTTGTCGGCATTTGTTCCGGTGGTTTTGCGGAGAGCGCAACGATAGGGAATCTGGATTGTCACACTTGGCGCATGTCATTTGCAACCTAATGATGTTGATTCATTACGAAACCTACTTCCCACAGGGCGATGATCGACCGACAATGTTCGCCGTAAATTATTTACCTGAAACGCAGAAAAAACTGACAGGGCTGCAAACATTATGAAACATAGTCAGGTGATGGAGATGACGATACAAGGCATCAAGTGTGACGGCGAAGACTGTGATTATCGCGATGATGAGGTTGATCGAGAGAATTACACTAGCTACATCAACAAGCCTTGCCCTAAGTGCGGTGGAATTCTGCTGACACAGGCTGATTACGATACGGTCATTCAACTGGAGGAGATGGTGTTTTGCCTAAACTTGAATGTGTCTGATATTCTTACTATCGACACCGAAATATCAACCTTCGACGTTGAGATGGACGGCAGTGGTATATCAAAATTGGGCGAGATAAAGGCTGCTTTGTCCGACTTAAAGGATACAACCAAGGAGATTTGTTATGAAAAATCCGATAAAGACACTTTGGAATAGGCTGTTAAATTTATTTTCAAAGCCGAAGTTGATTCCAAAGGCGATCAACCGACAGGAGCGCCGCACTCGTATGAGTATTGCGCGTAAACAAGCGGCGTGGAGGGCAAAACGTGAAACAAGCGACCAAAGCAAGTAAGGATAAACAAAAGGCGATTCTAAAGAAGGCCGAATGCACGCTAGGTGATTACATTTGGATTGCCTACGCTATTAAAATGGCTAAGTTCATGAAGGCGCGAACAAGATATCGGGCGATGCTGGCAGTCAAAGGAGAAAAATTCTTGACTGGCAAGAAGCGACAAGCGGTTCTTGAGCGATATCTTGCGGTCAAATACTGATGGCAGGAATATACGATAGTGATTTCGACCACAATCCACATGAGCAGGTGCTTGACGCTCTTGGCCAGCCTCTTTATGTTGGCATGGAGGTCGCTCATATCGCAAAGATCGCATCAAGAACCCGTGTCTCAAGGCGAAAGATTCTTGCAATAGATCACCTTACAGGCACGATGACAATTTCTCCTGGAATTGGCGTGAGGTTTGAAACGTCAAAGGTCGGGAGAAATGTTCGTGGCGCTAATGTTTTGAGGCTATGTCAATGCCAACAATAGACGACAGGTGTTATGGCTACGAACCAGCCAGCGGTCAACTGAAGTCGCTCCGCGCACGATGGTCGGCGTATGAAAACAAAATCAGGCGTCTTGAAAACGAGTTGGTCGTATGCAAGGAGTCACTTGCCAAGGCCAATATTCTTGCGGCGAAGCTGGAGAATCAGGTATTATGAAAATAACCGATAGTCTGAAGGAAAAACTGTTCGTAGGCTTTATGTTTCGCGAACTGAAACTGCAACAACGCCTTGGCAAAACTCCAAACATGGAACGCGCCGTAGACGTTGCCGAAAACGACACTGAATTAGCTACGGATACTATCCGGCTTATGAATCTCAGTTCCTTTATGGCATCTAAAGACGAAACCTGCAATGGAGAAGGGGAATGAAACAATACGTGCTGATTGACGGTAACGCTATAGGTTACGCACAGCAACTTGGCATGAATAGGTTGTCGTGCGGCGACCAAGCCACACACGCTCTGTATGGCTTTCTACTGGCACTTCGCAAGTTAGCTATGCCAACCACCAATGATCGCATTCCTGTCGTTCTGTGGGATGGTAATGCGTCATGGCGCAAGGAAATAGACAGCAACTATAAAGCAAACAGACGCGACGACGAAAAGAAGATTGCAATAAAGGATGAGTACAGTAGTCAGGTGCCATTCATTCGTGCCGGTATTCGTATGTTAGGCATCGATCAAATTGTGTCGCCAACGTGTGAGGCAGATGATCTTGCCGGTGCCTTCTCCAAGTTGCTCGACAAACAAGGTTATCTGGTTGAATTGGTAACGGGCGACCAGGATTGGTTGCAACTGGTCACGCCAAATGTGACCTGGAGTGATCCAATTCGCGACCGCAAAGTTGACATTATGTCCTTTGAGGATTTTACGAACTACCCAAACACTCAGGCGTTTCTTCATGCCAAGTGTTTACAGGGCGACACATCTGACAACATCAAAGGTGTAGGTGGCATCGGCGCTAAGGGCGCAAAAGAGTTGATCGACGAGTACGGAGATGTATTCGGATTTTTCAAGAATGCAGACCCGACAATCAAGATGAAGGCTGCTTGGAAGCGACTGTTGGATAATCCGGAACCCTTCTGGACTAACCTATCGCTAATGACACTCGACGGCAAACACAAGTCGATTCGTGATCGGATTATTTCAAAGGGCGAGTGGAATCCAGGCGGTTTTGAAAGGATGTGTCACGATTTTTCGATGTTCTCTGTCACCGCGAACATAGATCAGTGGCTCGTGCCTTTCGACAAACATTAGGCTTCAAATTTCTCGCTACAATATCCACTTATCTATCAGGAAATTTTATGACCAAGAAAAGCATTTTAGAGGAACTCTCAGGCGCACTAGGGGCTACCGCCTCTACTTCATTTGAGGTAGATCGGTATGTGGATACAGGCTGCGCACCGCTGAATCGTCGCATCTCCGGTTTTTATGGTGGCGGCTGGCCGCAAGGCAGGCTCGTCGAGATGTTTGGGCCGTCCATGTGTGGCAAGACGGCGCTGGCAACATTGGCGATGAAATCTGCCGTGGATATGGGCGGCTTCGCAGCCTTCATGGATCACGAGCGCAGTTTTGATATTGGCCTCGCCAAAGACGGCATTGGGCTGGACGTTGATTCAGGTCGTTTTGTACATTTGAGGCCAGATACATTTGAAGAGTCTTTCAGTCGAAGCCTGAATGCCGCTCGTGAGATTCGCGAAAAGAAATTGATACCAGATGATGCGCCTATCATTCTGGTGTACGACAGCCTTGCTGCAATGATCCCACAGTCAAAACTGGCTAAGGAACTCGATAACATTAAGATGTCCGACAAGTTGGCTCTTGCCAATGCTACCAGTCAAATTCTTCCTATCGCATCGCAGCGAGCAGAGAAGGATAACATTTTGATTATCATGCTTAATCAGCTTCGCGAAAATCCAGGCGATCCTTATGCGCCAAAGTTCAGAACGCCTGGCGGCAAAGCACCTGAATTCTATTCGGACGTTCGCATCAGTCTGAGGTCGAAGCCAATCAAAGAGGGTGACAAGAGCAGACCAGATTTAGGGTCGCACGTAACGGCGCAAGTGTTGAAGACAAAGTTGACCGCGCCATTTCAAGAGGCTAATTACGAATTTAGATTGATGCCGGATGGCACTGGAAGATTCGACGTATTGGGCTGCCTGATAGACGAAATGGTGCTTTGCGGTCTGTATCAGAAGGCAGGGGCTTACATAGAAATCGACGGCGTCAAAAAGTATAAGTCTCAGTGGCTCAAGGAGTTAAACACGGTTGACCTTACCGCGCAACTTGTTGCTCTTGAGGCGTGAGTGATATTGAATTAAGTATGCGCCGATTGAAGCGAGTTCCTAGCGACGATGGACTGACGTTTACCTTGGAGACGGCGACAGAGCAGAAAAAGGACAATCTGCTTTGTAATTTTTGCGGGTTTAGAGATAGCCACAACAACCTGCCAAAGTGTTCCAAGCATAAGGTTCTGAAAAGCCACGCAAAGACGGGCATAGGACTGCTGGTTAGAACATGCGAAATATATCAGCCGGTGCTGACTTTTAGGCTTAAGAAAAGTCATCTTGCAGGCTTCGATACAGCCTTCAATACGTTTCGATTAGGCTCTACCTGGTACAATCGTCTTTCCGTCGGCACAATATGCGCCCTGTACGATTCCATTGGAAAGAAAATGTTCGGCAAGGCGGTCGTCAACGAAACGCATCACGGCGATATGGAGGAGATGTGTTACGATCACGCCTATAAAAACCATTTGTTTCTTGATGATGACCAAGAGACTGCCTCCAATCGAATGATCGGCGCAATGCAAGCGGCATACGGTCACATTATGGAAAAGCGCTCAGATCAAACCTGCACGGTAGTATATCTGGATCGCATAAAACCCACCTAATATATCTTTCTGTGCTTCTGTTATAATTATCGCCACGCAACTGTTAGGGGAAACATATGGCAAAGGAACATTCGTATTTCATGCGTTTCTATGGAACGACACAGGAGAACATAAACAAGTGCATTGATGAATTGGAAATAGGTGGCATGGGATTTGCCATTTTCAAGCCGCTCAAGCATAGCATAAACCCTTTCGTGCCAGCGGGCAACAACACTGAGGTGGACCTGTGTTTCCTGCATAAACACCATATGCTGGCGGCGAAAAACTCACCGAGCAACCACGCTATTTACATGAAGTACGCCTGTCCAGGAGTAGAGGGCGCTGAGTTCTCTAATCGCAACAAGGGAGACCCATCATATGTCGTCGCGTAAACCACCCTATCTTCTGTACTCGGACGTTCACTTTCACAACTGGTCGGCGTTCGCCACGATGAACGAGGATAAAATAAATTCACGGCTTCGTATCCAACTGAATGAGCTTGGCAGGGCCTACGATATGCTGCGAGAAGAAGGCGGGCGTCTTGCGGTCTGTGCTGGCGACTTGTTTCATGTGCGCGGCAAGCTAGCGCCTAGCGTCACCAATCCGGTCGATGAATTTTATCGCGCCCAAGAAGAGACAGGAGTGGAGACGGTCATACTCTCTGGCAACCATGACTTGGAAGGCAACGACGCTGACGAAATGACCAGCGCCGTTACAACCATACAAGGCATCGGCACCGTTGCAATCAGCGAATCCTGTCAAGTGTCAACCACCCCTATGATCTATATGATTCCGTGGCGCTCTGATCTGAGAGCCTTGCGTGAGGAAATAAGAGCGCTTAGTGACACCAGCGATCCTGACAATCCGTGGGACCTAGTGATACATGCGCCAATGAATGAGGTGCTGATGAACATACCAAACTCTGGCCTGAATGCGTCTGAGTTTGAAGGCATGAATTTCAAGCGAGTTTTTGTCGGCCATTATCACAATCACAAACGACTGGCCGATAATGTATATTCAGTAGGAGCAACGACACACCAGACCTGGGGTGACGTTGGGACGCAGGCTGGATTCTGCATGGTGTACGATGAAGAGGTGAAATTCATCTCAACCAGGGCACCAAAATTCATCACAATTCCGCTGGAAGCATCTGAGGAAGAGTGTGCAGAAGTGGATGGTAATTTTGTACGAGCGGACATTCTTGATCCAACGCCAGAGACGATCCTACGTTTGCGAGAACATATGTCGGTGACACATAGAGCGGCAGGAGTAACCGTTCGAGCGGTAATCAGCAAGAAGTCGTCAACCAGAGAGGGCGATGAAACGGTTGCGTCTATTGATAGTTTGACGGCTTCGATAGGGAAGTACGCTATGAAGCACCATAGCGATGCCGTAGCGGAAGAATGCGCTGTAATATATGAGGAGGCAATCAAAGAATGAAAATCAGTGAGGTACATATAGACGGATTCATGGCAATTGGTTCTGCGGTCCTGGGACTAGCAGATCGCGGACTCGTTCTTATACAGGGAGAAAACAAGGATGATAATTCTGCGTCGTCGAACGGCTCCGGCAAATCAACGCTACCGGATGCCATTTCATGGTGCCTATATGGTGTAACGGCGAGAGGCGAATCTGGTGATGATATTGTCAACACAACCTGCAAGAGTGCCAAGGTTAGCGTCTTAATTCTGGACGACGACGGTGCCACGTATCGCATAACTCGCTTTCGCAAGGACAAGATTGACAAAAACCGCGTATATCTGTTTAAGGATTTGAAAGCGATAACTTTGCCGGTAGACCTTACGCTTGGCACCGACAAGGAAACGCAGTTGAGAATAAATCAGGTCATAGGGTGTGACGTTGACGTATTCAATGCCGCAATCTATCAGGGCCAGGAGTGTATTCCGGACATGCCAAATATGTCCGACAAACAGATTAAGAATCTGATTGAGCGTGCCGCTGGAATAGAAGTGCTTGAAGGCTGCTACAAGATTGCCTTGGTCAAAAAGAATGATGCCGAAAAAACCATGAGCCGTCGAAATAGCGAGTTAAATCTCTCCGTTGCAAATCTTGATAATATCAGGGCGGATATTTTGGAGTTGGAGGCTTGCTCCGATGAATGGCAGGCGCGACATTCAATCAAGCAGATAGAAGCGGATAAGCTGGTGGATGAGGCTGAAGCGGTTAAAGACGAGTGGCTTGACAAAGTGGAGCGGCAAAAAAAGAACGTGATAGTAGTTAAGGCCAACATAGAAAAACACAAGGCAATTTTATCAGAAAAAGCAGAGTGCGACCGCTATCTTGCGAGCCTTGTTGCTGTGGAACACGAGCATTCGACCGCTCTGCGCCTCGCACAAAACGAATTGAGCAGGACGAAATCGGCGTTGGAAAATTTGCAGAATAAATTAGGCGTCGTTAGCAGCCGTATAGGATCTGATTGCAGCGAATGCGGCAAGGAGATATTTGAGGCAGATCTGAAAAGCGTTATGGCTGGCATCGGAATGCAAATTGACAAAAAGAGTGAGGAGTTGAAGCGTTGTGTGGAGGACGTTAAAGACGCAACCAGTTTGTTAGAGGCGTCAAAAAGTAGAGCCTGTAAATATTCCGACGAGATGCCGGATTATACTGAGACTGCCGAACAAATGTCGAAGTGCAATATCATCCTCGCAAAAATAGAAACGCTAAGGGTGGAGGCCAGGGGATATGAGGCGGCGTTTGTGTCCATGAGAGATGCAAGAGGTGAAATAGATGCGGAGGAAAACCCGCACGATGCCAGGTTAAATAAACGTCTGCTGGATGTAAAGTCATACGAGGAAAAGGTTAAAGAAATATCGAAACTGCACAAGGCGGACAAGAGTAGGTTCGAGATGCTAACGAGCGCAGCAGAGGTGTATTCGCCAGCAGGCGTCCGCGCACATATATTGGATCACGTTACACCATTCCTAAATGCGAGAACCGCGCACTATCTGTCGGCTTTGTCCGATGGAAATTTGTCGGCAGAATGGTCAACAATTTCCATGACCAAAAAGAAGGAGCTTCGCGAGAAGTTCTGTATCGAGGTTAGTAATATGACTGGCGGCAAAAAGTTTGGATTGCTGTCTGGCGGAGAAAAGCGCAAGGTGCGACTGTCGTGTGCTATGGCATTGCAGGATGTTGTGTCTGGTCGTACCACAAAGCCTATCGAACTATTTATGGCTGACGAAATTGACGACGCCTTAGACCCAAGTGGTTTGGAGCGGCTTATGTCGATACTTGAGGAGAAGGCGCGAGAGCGAGGTACTGTTTTAGTAATCAGCCACAATAGCCTGGGCGACTGGATTCGTGATGTAGCGGTCGTAACAAAGGAAGGTGGTGTGGCGACAATTTCAGGAGCCTTGAGTGTCTAGCGATATAAGAGGTAGAGAGGTTAGTTTCGTTATTTTTGACGAGATGGAGGACATTGTAATGGCAAACAGGACAAAAAAGACAGAACACAGAAAGCGAGGCGAAGGGGGGAAAGCCGATGCTAGAAAATTGCGGTATTTGGCAAAACAATTCGGATATATTTTGTTGTCCAATACCGAGTCAATCGTAAACAACACCGAACTCCAGGAGTCGCTTGGTGATGAGGTGCTGGTCGATTTGCTGTCGCCTATTTTTCATAGGTTCTTTGAGACGCGAGGGTCAAAGTGGGAACTGACTGGTCCTGGAAAACTGGCGACCGTCAATCCAGACAACCTTGATGAATGGAAAACGGCATCTGCATTGGGCGGCGAAATACTTGAATTTGCGCATGTGGGTATCGGCAAACGAGATGGTGTATGCGTTAGGTGGAATTGCAATAACATTGTAGGGACCAGTGCCAAAGGCAACATTCTGGTGGATACGACCATAAAAGGCTTTGGGGATATGCTTGTGCCCGCAAACGCCAAAGGCAATCCGGCGAATCGTGAATCATTTCTCAACGACCTATTGATCCAATTCGGCAAGACTGATGTTGTGCAGGCGGCAAAAGAGGCGGCTACAGCGTCAAAAGAGGCGGCCAGATTGGAGGTCGTCGCGGAAATTTTACGCAAGACAGAGGCATATGGGGAGACATTCGGAACATGGGCGTAGTAACCGTTGCGGGTATTGACCCGTCTTTAAGAAACACAGGCATCGCAATCTGTTGTGTCGATACGGAAGAAAATAGAATTGTGATGATTGACAGGCTGATTCTTTGTCGCACAAAAACAGGTCCAAAGAATCAGAGAAAGTCCAGTGCGGACTATGAAGCGGCGTTGGTGATTCAGTCGCAACTAAAAAAGGCTATAGAAGAAAGTAAAGCGCGGGTTGTGTTTGCGGAAATACCATCAGGGTCTCAATCGTCACGAGGCACAATGAGCGCTGGTATATCGATAGGCATTATGGCTTCGTTGAACCCAAAGCCAATTGAGGTCACTCCGCAACAGGTTAAGCTACAAAGCTGCGGCATCTTGACTGCAACGAAGGGTGAAATGATCGAGTGGGCGGCGAAGAAGTATCCAAATGCCGAATGGCACATGAAGGTTGGAAAGTTTCTCAATACCAACGAACACCTAGCAGACGCAATAGCGGTCATTCACGCAGGACTCGTAACCCCTCAGTGGGAGGTTATTCGCAGCTTGCTATAATAACTTTATGGCGACAATCCCTTCAATATCGGCAGTAAATTGGTTATCCGAAATCGTGGAAAGCCAGGTGATGGGTATTACCCGTGGCCTGCCAACAAGTTGCATAGGCTGTCCAAGGATATCCATTTTTATTAGTGCAGACAAGAATATCGTGACCGATAGTTACGACCTAAAAATCACAGCTCGCTGTGGCCTCATGAATGCCAACATCGGTGATACTCTATGTCCGGATGGCTCAGAGCCGAACAGATTACAAGCGAAAGATATGGGCATGAGGCGAAAAATAGCTGACCAGCAGATGCAGCAGGTGACAAGTATATCCGCCTATAAAGTTCAAGAACTAGAATTGAGGTGTTTGGAGTTTTTAGATTTAATGAGGTCAAGCGATCTTGTGAGGGTTGCAAAAAACACGTTTCATGACATCGCCTTGTCGAGATACGCGGAGGCAGACTATTGGTTCGGCACCTTAGAGTCTGTTAATCCAGACGAGATGGAAATGCCTGTCATGTGGGAGGGCGAATCGTTCGACCATTGGGCCAATGCGCGAGAAGGATACCGCGACCATTGGGCGGCCATTATTCTTGCAGGACCCTTCGCCACGCATATAGAGCCTACTGGCTTCATGGCAAAACATCTGCCAAAGAAATTTGTCAGGCCATTTAGGGTCGTACCAGCGGAAGATAGAGTGCGCAACCCTAATGTGCGTATGATAATGCCGACCATCGCGGATATAAAAAAGCAAGAACCTGTGCAAGCAGATGTTTGGCCTAGTAATAGAGATATTTATGACGGTTGGGGTTCATTTGGATAGTCAACCTGTGAGATACTGTTAGACCTTTTTGCATAAAAAAAACTATAAGGAATTTTCGTGAATCAAGCAAGAGAGTACGCACCAGGAATAGGCGAAGCAGTTGCAAACAGGACAGTCAACAGGAACATCGTCCACACTTATAAGAGGAAGCAAACGATCAAGGCCACTATACATTGGGATAGTGACCACGATATGGAGGATGCGGTAGACGCATGGTGCAAATCAAACGGATATATTTATGAGTCGTTCATCGTGGACGGCTCTATTGGAAAGGATCGTGTGAATGTTACCATCAAATGTACGGCGAAAATCAGAAAAGAAACCTGGGCAGAGGTGGCCAGACGAGTCGCTGTTGGAAACGTCGGCATTTTGGACAAATTCCCTAAGTACAAGAGCGCTGATAATCAGGCGGCGGAACTATCTATCCTTGAGCGGCACATCTCCAACGCTACGCTACTGACAAGCGGTCGTCACCTGCAACATGGCGACGAGACTCAGAAAGACCGCAACATGGAGGTTTTTACAAATTGTTCAA